CAAGTCGGTCATTGTCGTCCTCGCGTTGCTGTCTGATAGCAACATAGCATGATAGAAATCTAGGTCACTTGGCTTCTGAACACATTGAACAGGGAACTTCTTGAACGGCACCGCAACCGATCGATCTCGGCATTCGCTTCGTCGAGCCGCTCGTTAGCGCATTCCATGAGAAGCTTTTCGCGGTTGAGGGCGATGGATTGGGCGAAGATCAGGCCGACGATGACGTCCGCGACAGCCGTACCTCGGTGTTCTTCGAACACGGGCTTCACCGCTCGTGGGCCAAGGTGCTTGATCCCCTTGATAACCACTGGCGTGTAGGCTTCCCCAACAACCTCTTTCCAGAAGTCGTCCACCGACTCCATGTTGGCGACGGCTTGCTCGACGGCATTCTTTAGGTGGTGGAGATAGAAGCGCTGCCGCGTCCCAATCTCAGAGTCGTCCGGAAGGTAGCCCAGACGGTCCAAGTCCTTGGGATGCACCCTCCACATTTGCGAGGCGCGCTCTTCCACGGTCATCTTCTCGGACGGGCTGACAGTGTCCCTGATCTTGAAGGTCATCAGACCACGCCTTCCTTCCACTCGCGCTTGATTCGGACGCGATCCCCGGACTGGTGATCCCACTTGTCGAAGTCTGCCGCGCACTTCTCGCAGTAGTGCAGACGTGGGCCTCCGGCGAAGTTGCCGTCCATGAATTGATGCTCAAGCTCTTCGGCGAGCGGAGCTTGACAGGCGGTGCGGTTGCACGAGCCGTCTACCTTGCCCTTGTCTGCCTTGAGCGGCGGATTGCGGTCTTCAAGAGTGAAGCCGTCGTCGATGATGACGCGCGCTCGCCTGCCGGAGAGGAAGCTCTTGCCGTGCGGTCGGCCGGGGAAGCCCGTCATCGTTACCGGGGCCGGAGTTGGATCGGGAAACTCGTCGGCGAAAACGTATGGAATCTCTTTATAGACGGGTTTCTTGACCAGCCCGAACTTGTTGATCTTGCGCTGGAGACTCATTGGTCGGGCCTCCAACCCATGATGCGGCTACCGACGTAGCGGGCGAAACCCTCGACAGCACCGAACGCGGGCTGAGTCGTGTCCGCTACGAAGCGGAACGCCTTCCAGTGGAGCCAGTCCACAAAAACGTCCACGAGGACGAACGGGAGAGCGATGACAATCATCGGACCCCAGATCATCCAGTAGACCGCGCGGCCGAGGAACACTCGGACCGGATTGATTTTGGTGGGAGCGCTCACTGGTCACCTTGCAGGATGGCGAGCGCTGCGAAGGCTGCGCTGCGAATGGACGGAACAGCCGGGATGACGATCAGGGCGTGCGTGCGCGGGCTGTAATAGACACTCTCGGTGTAGAAGTCGGCGTCGCGGATCGCTCTGTAGTCGATGCGCTTGAACTGGTCGTTCTCCCACGTCCGAACTTCGTCACCACGCGGGGCGAGCTTCATAACGGTCGGGGCAATCGACGCCTCGATCAGCATCTTCCCGTACACGACGAACTCGTGGCCCTGCGCCTTGATCTTCTGAAGAGTTTCCATGTCCTAGTCCTCAAACAAAATGTGCGACGTTCAGAGTTAGAACGTCGCACATTTCAGGTCATGTGTCAGTCAGGGATGACTGTTAAGCGTTGGCGAATTCAGCTCGCTTTTTGCCGCGCTCGACAGCACCACCAATCAGGTCAGCTACGAACTTGACGCTCTTGACGACCAGACCGCGCGCCGGAACGATCAGCCAGCCGATGCCGGTCAAGATCGCTACGGGGATCAGCATGATCAGGAGCAAGGCTCCGAACAGCATGATGGCGACGATGTCCACGAGCAGGATGAACCAGCCGTAGCCTTTCGTGACTGCGAAGTTCAGGACAGCAGCAGCGCCCAGAGCCACCAGCAGCGGCAGAGCGATCTGGAGCGGCGTCAGAGCCAGACCCAGAACCGACAGCGCGGTCAGGGCGACGGTGATTGCCGCGCCGACGATGCCCAGCGACAGGCCCAGAACCGACAGCGCGGTCAGGGCGACGGTGATTGCCGCGCCGACGATGCCCAGCGACAGGCCCACGCTGGTCTTCTTGGGGACGGCTTCGAGCGCTTCGACCCGGTCTTCCAGAGCGAAGTAGTCTTCGTCGGCCGCGCGGGCGTTGTCGGTCGAGCGGTCGATCATGTCGCACACGACCTTGTCGATTTCAGTGATCGTGTTCTCGACGACTTCGAGACGTTGGGCTTGGGTGCGTTCGAGCGGTTTGGTCAATTGTTGTTCTCCTCTGTCCGGTTTGTCCGGGTGTGTCGTTTGTATTTCACGGCTGAATGTATAAATCAAGCCGCTTGAAGGTGCTTTTTCTGTCCGAAACCCATTTTCTGAATGACTGCGTTCCGCGTGTTCACACGTGGTTTGGCATACGGCCAAGGATCGCTGCGGACTTCTTCGGGGCTCGATATTCTGGCCACCGAATTGTACGTCTGGACCTTCAGACCAGTCTGCCACTCCATTCGATACGGACGGACATCGAGCCGACTGTCTGTCCCGAACTCATCGGCCAACATATCGTCCGTGAGGGCTACCGAATTTCCGCCATCCAACTTGAGAATGTTGAGCGCACGGCACTCGTCACGGTAGGCTTCAATTACCTTGTGCCCCTCATATGTCCGGATGGATTGCATACCGGAACATATTCACGAGCGAGTGTAATCGTCAAGCCTATGCTGCGACCGAAACCACCTTCAATGACGGGACTGAGCGCTTGATCTTGGGCTTTACGTGCGTCACGTCGTCGAGCGGACGGATGCGGGGCGTGGTGGCTTCCACCCAGTTCATCTTGGAGAAAGAGGCGCGACGATCTGCGAGGAAGTCGTTCCACGCATAGATACAGGCCTTGAAGATGTTCTCGGTGGGGACCTTTCCAGTAGCCGCCCTGCCCCGCTGCACCCAACGGACAAGCTCTTGACGCGGATCGCCAGCTTCGAGGTCGTCAGAACGTCGGACGCCTTCGATGAACTCGTCCAGCTTGGTCAGGTCTTTCGTCCCATTCGAAGCGAGGAAGAGGACGGCGGCGAGAGCGCTGATCGGAATGCTCTTGCTGCAACACGCGGCGCGGATCACGCGCTCGACGATCTCCGGGTTGTCCATGACGTAGGCGGTCTTGTGCCGCTCTTTGAAGCCCGTGCTTCCGGGCCTGTAGCCAGCTTGATAGTTCATCGCGAGACGCGCGGCGGCAGCGACTTGCGTCCGGTACTTCGGCTCGCCGGTAGCGATACAGATGCCGTCAGCAGCAGAACGAGCCTTGCCGGAGTCCATGGTCAGGAAGACCGAGTCCGCCAGACCGCGAACAACGAGGGTCCTGATCGTCTTCCCAGATCGAACGATGGCCTTCAGACGGTTCTGTCCGTCGATCAGCTTGCCGCTCGTACCGAAGCGAATGGGCGAGCCATCCTGCATCCACTCGTTGTCGCGCATGTCGCTGGCGTAGTTCTTGACGCGATCTTCAGAACAGGGCCGGTTAGCCGTGTTGAAGGTCAAGTATTCCTCCGCCAACGACGGAGTAATGTCGGTGTAGGATAGGATGACGCCACCCGGAAACTCAATCGCGTCGCCGAGAGAAGCTGAAATAGTAGTCATATGACCTCCGCTGTTACTGTTCCTCTTGATTATAGTAACAGCGGAATGTTAAACCAGTGGGAAGTCTGTGGGAGTTACTTCACCCACACCCTGTTTCCGCTGTCGCCCACGTCATAGAGCAGCGTCAGAGCGTCGTTGAACGCCAGTTGCGCGACCTCTTTATGAAGCTTGGGAATATCGTCCAGCGCGTCCGCAACCTCGTCCAGTTCGATGTAAAGGTCGCCAATGCGGTCAGCGTAGCGCTCCATGGACGCCTTGTTTATGCGCTTCATCAGAGACCGGACGCTTCTGGCGACCTTCGGGGCGTTCTCGATAGCCGCCGCGTTGAAGTCCGTCCCCTCGTCGTCTTCCGAGAAGAATTGTTTGACCTCCAGCGTGAAGAGCCAGTCAGCCATCACTCCACCTCCGTCTTACCGCACGCCACAACCAGCGTACCCCATAGACCGTTCGACACGTCGATGAACCCGATCTTCTGAGCGATTGCCGTACCCATCGGATTCTCCGGCTGACGGTACATGCCTTCCTCGTCGAGCCAGACGCTCACGACCTTGCCGCCCTTGCGCGGCTCAGCACGCCAACCAACCAATGCCTTCGGGTCCTTGATGACGTCGAAGCCGAACTCGGCCCACTGGACGCGCTCGATCAGGTCGCAGCCGTTGCCGATGATCTCGTAGATACCGCCCGGTCCGGAGAACTCCAGCGGCTCAGTGCGATCCACCCACTCGATCTGGTCGAGCGAGGTCATCTCCGGGCGGATCAGGTAGTAGCCTGACCGAGAAAAATCGTAACCCGTCTTTTCCGCGTTGATCACGCTGGTTCTCCGTTGCTGTCTTGATATCAATCTAGCATGATATGACGCTATGTCACTTGGCTTCTACAAACCTAGCTTGCTAGAAAGACGGGATACTACCTTCATAGCTTTATCGCTTGGCTCGTCGATCTCGGCCATACCGTGCGCAGCGGCTTCAGCGCCAGATGCGAAAACGGGGACGGAAGTCTTGTAGTCCCACACCTTGTCCTGCACCTTGTGGCCGTTGAGACGCAGCGCGAGCAGGTTGTCCGCCCCGTGCGTCGCGAGCCATCCAGCGCAGAGGTTTCCGTCCTGCTGGTGGCACATGAAGAGACCCATGCCACCCTTGGTGAGCTGGTCGATGATCTCGCCGTCATAGACCGGGAGCTTGACGTACTCTTCCTCGGCCCAGACGCCAGACGGGACGTCCTTGCGATACGGACAGCTTTTGCACGGCGCTTTCTCTACGCCACACAACCTCCCCTCCCCTGCTCTCACAGCGCCCTCCAGTTCACATAGGCGACGATAGCCAGGTCAAAGCCGACTGGCACGCGCCATTTTGAGAGGAAGTCTCGTTTCATTGCGCGCCCTTCGCGATCTCGTTCAACTGATCGCAGGCGAAGTCAGGTTCTTTGGGCGGTGTGCCGAACCAGATGTTACAGACGATGGCTGAGCGGAGCGCTTGATCGCGCACCCTACCCTCTCCGACCTTCACACCATCATCGAAGCCCGTGTCATGGCCTGCGAGATAACCGAGAAAGAGGGCGAGGATGATCAGAACGAACCACATCGCGGTTCCGTCCCGTTCGGGCACGGCGTGATCATTGGGCATAGTCAGATTCCTCGAAACTGAAGACCCACTCGGGGATCGGGAGTTTGACCGGCGAGACCTTCATCCAGAGAGGCCACGTCGCAGCGATGTAAGCCTCGCCCTTCCAGCTTATAGCCGGGATTGCAGCGGCCATTGACGAACCGCAGATCGCGCCGATTGCAAGATAGCTTGCGAGGAAGATCGCAAGATAGTTTGATAGTCTGTCTTTCGCCAACATCGTTCACCTCTGACTGTTATTGCTAGGGACCTATGTCACTCGCAAGCGAGCTTAATAGGCTACATGACCGTGGTGGTCAGACCCCCAATGGTCATGCTGTTGTTCTGCGAGGCGACGACCTCGGACATGAAGTCCGGGTTCATCGCCAGTTGCATCAGCGACAGGGCGAAGAGACCTCGAATGCCGAGCGACTGAAGGTTCGCCCTATCCGGATTGTCCGGAATGGTGGACATGATCTCGATGCCACCGTTTGCGCGCAGCACGACGGCGACGTCACCGTTGCTGACCTGACTGGTGGCGAACTGGACTTCCGTCTGGTCACCAATCACCGCCTCGACGATGTTCGCAGCTTCTTCGTAGGTAATCTTTGTCATTCGCGTTTCCTTGTCGCGTTATTCACTACGGAATGTGTATCGCGTCACCACTTCAGTGTCTACCGGCAACGTCCGAAGCTCACACCCTAGAATGCGATGAACCTAGCATGATATCAACCTCGCTGCATAAGGGAAAACATTGCTATCATGCCGCTCGGGAACAATAATCGGTACCTATGTGGCTAGGATGATAGGATGCGCTCAAGCGATGATGCGCGGTACCTCTTCACCTTTCACAGCATCACACGCGCAACCTATCTTCCTAGTCTACTAGGTACCTTCAAGCGTCCTGAATGCGGTACGGATCAAAGGTCCATGCTCGACGCATTGAAGCGGAGCGGGGAGGGTGGTCTCGGTCGAAAAAGACGGGGAGGTCTGAACACCTCCCCGTCAGTAGACTAGAACGAAAGCTGGAGAGACCTACGCCGCTTCTTGCTCGTCCTCGGCGGCGACCAGCAGATCATCGAAGTCCTCGGCGGTCTCAGCGGGCGGTGCGTCCGCCAGCAGATCAGCGTCCTCGACGCTCACCGCCTCGATCACCGGTTCAGGCTCAGCGGATTCTGTGGGCGCGACCTCGACCTCCGGAGGAGGGGAGGTGGTCAGCAAGGTCTCGTCGTCGGTGCCGGAAGGCTTCACCTTCTTCGCAGCCTTCGGTTTCGGTGTCGTCGGCTCGACTTCGTCCGCCTTGCGGTCTGCCGCGACGATGAATTGGTACAGGACGTCGCTGTCTTTCAGTAGAAGGGTGGTGATGTCCTTGCGGCTCGGATCACGGCTCGCCACCATCAGGATCGGAAGCGCCGTCATCTGTTGTTGCGCTTGCGAGCGGGCGGTCCCTTCGCTGTATCCGTTGGACTGGTAGGCGGTGACCAGATCGGCAGAGGTCAGAACCTCGGCCTCCATCAGAATTTCGAGGGCGATGCTGGTGAACTTCGACAGCTTGCCGCGATCAGCGAGGTAGCAGAGGCCGTTGTAGACCTTCTCCGCGACCTTCTTGGGTGCGCTGGCCATACCTTCGACGATGGGCTCGAAGTTATCGCCCAGCATTTCTTTCGCACGCTCGGCGGCGACCTTGTCTGCGAAGAGGGCGGAGACGCGATCCTTGCGCTCAGCGACGATCCGGGGTGCGACGACAGCGGTCGGGATGACCACGACGTCGGTCTCTTCCTCGGCGTTCATTTCGAGGATCGCTTCGGCGATCTCCTCACCATCAGGCATGGTCAGGTCGTCGATGAAGGTCTCTTCAGCGCTCGGCGGTTCGACCGACCCAGACAGGAGAGCTTCCACGGTGGCCATTTCGACCGCGTCACTGTTCACAGCGTGCAACATATCTATCATCCTAGCTTTCTGTTTTCCTAGCTTGCGAGTTTCTCCTCGCTTTCGATGATTGATAGTCGCACGTGAATGACGCTAAGTCTCGTGGCAACACCTCGACTGCACATGGCAAACTTGGATAGCGCGCAAGAAAATGGGCTGGAACCCTGAACGATTCCAGCCCGAGATCACAAAGCAATGTCTTTCGACTCCTGCTTGGTATCAGGTTTCTTTGGTGTCCGAAACCGGGTTTGCAGCCTTGGTCTTTGCCGGGGCCACCGGAGTAGGCTCGACCTTTTCCGCGACGATATTCTGGCCGATCCACGAACCAAGTCGCTCTTGCAGGCGCAGCGCGGCGACATAGGTATCCTCGTCGTCTTGGTCAGCGGCATACTTGCCGACGCGGTCGAGGTAGGCGGGCATGTCGTCGGTGCGGAATTGGAACAGCGAACCGTCCATGGCGGGCAGTTGGCCCTCGATAGCAACGGCGTTGACGACCTCTTCTTCGGCCGTCGAAATCACAAAAGCATGGGTAGCCATATTCATTCTCCTCGGAGTGTTATTATCGCACAGACGACAGAGAACACCCAATAAAAAAGACTCCAGACGGGGAGGCGAACCTAGTCCCGTCTGGAGTCAGTGCTGATCGACCATTAGACCGAAACAGAGGCCTATCATTATAACATGCTATCATTCTACAAACTAGGGCTACGCTTACCTGCTGGCGTCTTCAGAGCGCGCTCAACTTCCCATCCGTGCATCGTAATCCGATTTGAAACCGTATTGCGCGATATACCAAAGTGGCTGGCTGCGGCGGTGAGCGAAACGAACTCCATCCCATCAACGTTCACCTTCCGGCAAAAGCTAACGTCTCGTTTGTTGTGGGCCTGTTCCAAATTTGTAGCCCATCGACAGTTCCCCGGCTCGTAGCCCTTATCGTTGTCTATCCTGTCGAGCGTCCTACCCTCCGGACGTTCGCCCATGTCCTTCAGGAATTGCCCAAAGTCGTTTGACCACTCAGCACAAACGGCAATTCCCCGCCCACCGTAATCCTTGTAGTAGGACGTGTTTGTATTTGAGCAGCGGGCCTTCATCGCCTGCCAAGACATATAGGTTGGGTTCGCGCTCGAACCGTATCCGTGCTTAAACTTTCCCATCCTATCTCAGAACGAAAAAGCCGGTCTGAATACCAAAGAAGAAGCAGCGCATTGTCCGATCCACGTCATACTCTGCGGCGTGGGCCTCGGTAGTGTCGTATGGAACGTCAGTGGCGAACGCCAACTCAGCGAGGGTAGGGGCCTTTCCCCACGGTGTAGCCCAGCGACCGTTCTGCATCGTGTCGAACCACTTCTGGCCGTCCAGCGCCGGGAGCAGATCAGGCATGGTGCGCTCGATCTCCAGCCGTAGGAAAATTCTGTCAAATTCGTCGCCGTTGTGGCCGACGAACAGATCGACGTCGGCCATTGCAGCGACGATCTCGCGGCCACACGCAGCGAAGTTGGGCTTACCAGCCAGATCGTCGAGACTGATCTTGTGGACGGCGTAGGCCTTCGGATCGATGGAGCGCTCCGGATTGATGCGCCACGTCTTGTCGCTGATCTTCTTCCGCTCGAACGTCACCGGATCGAAGTCCCACTTCTGAAGGTGAAGCTCGATGATCCGGTGATCTGGCGACAGCTTCGAAGTGGTCTCCGTGTCAATTCCGCATATCAAAATTTTCGACTCTCCATCGCCGCCCTGCAAGTAAAAACCCGCAATGGCCTTGTAATTGCTTCTTCAAGTGACCAGCCGTAACCAAGTCTGCGTTGGAGCGTTCCTCGCTTGCAACCAAGCTTTGCTTCCAAATCTTTCAGGGCGTACTCTTCGCCTTCGTACACCACTCGCACGTTGCGTCTGGTGTTTCGGGCTTGAGCGCCAGAGGTGGCCCACGAGCAGTTGCTAGGCTCATAGTCCCCGTCAACACGCTCACGCTCAATGGTATGCAGCGACGTTGGTGGCTCGCCCATATCTTCAAGAAAGTTAGCGAAGTTACTTTTCCACCGCTCACAAACTTGAATGCCTCGTCCACCGTAATTCGCGTAAGCGATATGTTTGGGGTTATTGCAGCGCGCAATCATTCCGGCGTAACGAATGTATAGTGGGTGACTAGCAAGTCCGTGCGTGGAATTCCGAGCCGCCACTAGCTCTCTGGAAAGACAACCGCACGACTTGCTATTGCCATTTCGCAGATACGCGGCCTTAACGAACGCAGTGCCTCCGCAATCGCAATTACAAAGCCATCGACCGTCTTTCTGACGGACAACCGCTGTCAGTCGCGTGAACTTCTCTCCCGTTATATCGATCATCCTCATTGTGGCTTGTCCTTCTCAGCCACAATTATAGTCACACGGGAATGTTTTAACAAGTCAAATCGAGGCCGCAGACTATCAAGACCCACGTCCTTCAAGCGTTCGTCGGGCGATGGCTTTGAGTCCGCGAAACCCGAGTCCGTATTCCGGCTTAGCGATTGCCCTTCAGGCCGCGCTCCAGCGTCTCGATACGACCTATCTCTTCAGGCTCGCGAACCGGAGACTCAGCTTCGAACCACGCGCGGATATCAGCCTTCATTTCCTCACAGACGAGTGGGTCATCGAGTGCGGCCGAGAGCCACGTTCCGATCTTGTGACTTGGATGGTCGGCGGGAATGTACGCGACAGCTTTGCTCATGCGGCCAGAGCCTTGCGCGCACCGTTGAGGGTTGCGAGACCGGGAACGTTGAGCGTCCCAGCCTTCTCCAGCGGCTCCAGCAGCCGAACCAGATGCTCAAGCTCTTTGTGGACAGCGGCGTGACGACGATGAAGGACGTCGCGCACCTTCAGGAGCCAGTTGACCAGATCGATCAGCGCGTACTTGCCGTGCCGATTGCCGATCATGTCCATAGCCATCGTGTACCGCTTCCAGAGTGCCGGGTCGTCATGCTTGTTGGAGTTGGTCGGATGCGCCTTGAGAATGTCGTCGCTGGACTCGTCCTCGACGTCGCGCATGTGGATGGTCTGCGCCGCGAGCAGAGCTTCGATGGCGTCGGCCGCTTCCTGTTGGATGGGCGGCGTGTCGAACTTGCGCGTGAACGTGTCCTTGCCGTCGAGCAGACCAGCGCCATCGTTGACGCCCAGCGTGTAGATGCCGCGCAGACGGTTGACGATGGTGGAGAGGAGGGGAGCTTCGCGGCTCATGCTTCGTCTTCCTCGTCGAGTTCAGCGTAGAACTCCGGCACCATCTGGACGGAGATCGACATGCGGACCTCGTTGCCGGTGTCAACCCGCTTCACGACGACCACGCCACCGTCTTCTGCTTGACCTTCGCCGCGATTAAACATTTGCCGACAGAACTCGACAGCAGCGTCCTCGGGATCGCGCATGTCGTAGAGGATCAACGAGTAGCGATCGTCCCCGACCTTCCGGACTTCGTAGGCGTTGCTCATGGGACTCTCTTGAAACCTTTCTTCTCGAAAGCCACTAGGAGCTTCCAGACGTGTTCGACGGCCTCAACCTCGGTGAAGAAAACCTTCAGGCTTCCCTCGACCATGGTTAGGCAGTCCGTGATGGTGACGTTCAGCTTGCGACGCCCCACGATGAAAACCTTCGAGCCATCCGAGACGACAAACTGTGTCTTCTCGTCGGTCAGACCCATGTCAGTCACGACGTTCATTACCTCGGTCATGCCGTCTGAAAGGCCTGACGTGGAGTTCCAGACGGCCTCCATGGCGATCCGGAACTCCCTGTTGCTCAGGACCCTTTGCTCGTGTCGCAGGGCCAGTGTCTCGCAGGTCTCCAACGCCTTGCGATCAAGCTCGTCGGCGTAGGAGGTGACTGTCATCCGCGCTTCAGTTCGATAATCCAGCCCGGAGTCTTCAGTTCGAAGTCGTCGCCGCCTTCCATCGCCTTGATGACGTTGTCGAACAGGAATTGGAGGCCGCTCCGGGCCTTCTCGTCGTCGTAGCCCTCGAAGGTTTTTCGAACGAAGGCCTCGTTGTTGACGATGACCTTTGCCTGAAGCTCACCCCACTCTTCGACGCTGGTCGAGAGGACGAGGTCCCACTTACCTTCTTCGTCTTCATTCTCCTGCCAGAAGACGAGCAGTTGGAAGCCGTCGATCTGGTAGAGCTTCCAGAACGGCGCGTCAGGCTTCAGGCCGTGACTGTCGATGGTTTTGACTTCGATCTTTACGTCGGTCATTTCGCTTTCGCCTTGTTCTTGGCGTCGAGGGCGTCGGCCCACGTGATCGCCTGCTTCATGATTTCTTCGATGGTCTCGCCGTAGAACCAGCGAGTGTTGTAGTGGCCCCACGAATAGGAGCCTCTAGTGAAGACCGGACGGGCCAGTTCTGCGAGGAAGCCAACCTCAGAGTGGCGGGACGCGATGTAGTCCACGTTCGCTTCCCAATCCCCGCGAAGCTCGTCCTCAGACAGCCCCTCGACGCCGGGAAACAAAAGACCGTTCGTCTCAACCTCGTCGGCCAAGTCGTACTCGACGAACTTTTCCAGAGCCTCACCTGCGATCCCACCGGAGATCGCGGCGGGGAGATAGATCAGGACGTCCATGCGGAGCGTCGCGTTGTGGAAATCCTGCCGAAGCTGCGACGCTTCGACCGCCTGTTGTTCCGTCATTTTCATTCTCCTCTGACTGTCCGAAATTAGTACGCACATTCCGGACAGTCAATCCGGCGTGAATGTTATTGCAGTGGCAAACGACGGATCGAGGAGTAGAATGTGGCGAGCATGTTGGTGGTCATGGAAGCCACGGCATTCACTCGCGACTGCCTGTCCGTCGTTCCACGAGCCATGATCCGGAAGCCAGTCTCCAGCCGTGTGGCGCAGAGACCGACGATCAGAGCGCCGACTTCCTCCTGATAGGAGGCATTGAGGGCGGGCTTACCTTCCTCGGCAACGTAGGGGATGCCCGGTTGGATCGCGATCACCAGACTGAAGTGGCGGTTGGTCACTTCAATGCAGCGCTCGACATAGGCTTGGACCCGCTTGTCCAACTCCGGATCGATCTCACCAGCGCGGACGTCGGCCAGCATGTAAGCAGCCATGTCCATCGGAGTGCGGTCGGTGAAGAAGATGCCCAGTTGGGCCTCGTACTGCGCCGTCATGAACTGTAGAACATGCTCTTGGAACTCGATGCGCTCCGACAGCGTGTTGTCAGCCTTGAACTCGAAGCCACGCTCCGCTGCGATAGCGCTCACAGAAGACCGTACAGCGGGGAAAGGGTTCTTCTCGCACAGTTGGTCAACGATGGTCGTCTTGCCCGTCCTGTGGGCTCCTGTGAGGCCGATACCAAGCCCCGTAGGTTGAGACAGGAACTCGACCGCGTTCATGAAGCCAGCTTCCTCCGCCGAAAGGTCCGGAGCTTCAGGGGCGTACTCGATCAAGGCATTGTCGCCCGCGACAGCGCGTGGTGAACGCGAGCCTGACGATCAACCTCGTGGGCCAGCAACGGCTCCGGTGCGACCCAGCCCTCCGGCTTCTTCGTCTTGCCGTCCGGATGGTAGACGGCGGTCGGAACGCCATCGACGAGGTGCAGCTTGTTCATGTTCGCGCCGTGGACGATGTCGAACAGCTTGCCCGGTCGGACGCCAAGCTCGACCAGCGTACCGATGGCGAAATAGATTTGGTCGATGGCTGCGTCAGCCTGATCGACGATGGTCTGGGCGTCGCGAAGCTCCTGACACTCCTCCTCGGTCCAAGTCGCGCGCTTTGCGGCGCGCTCCAAGGGGATAAGGGTCGGCGTAGGGGGTGCCGGGTGCCGGAAGGCGTGGTGGAATTCGCGGACAGACGCCCACAGTTGGTCGAGGGGATGAGTCATGGTTTCTCCTAGACCTTCGAGTGCGCGAAGCTGGTGACGGCGACGCCGCAATCTCCGGCGACGATCTTAGAATCCGCGAAGGCGAACGGAGCGAGGTCCATCATGGCTTCGGTGATCGCTACAGCCAGACGGCGGATTTCGAGGTCGGCGTGGTCGCTGCCGCGAAGCTCACAGAAGTGACGCAAGGCGCGGAGGTTGCCGGTCCAGACCAGCTTGGTCTCGGAGGCGTTCGGGAGGAGGGCGCGAGCAGCTTCCATGGCCCGCTTCTTCTGCATGGTCGTGAGCTTGATCGACGAGGCGTCTTCGTCACCGCGCAGGGCGAATTTTTCGGCGATGCGCGCCTGTAGCCGAGCGTAGGCCCCGAGAGCTTTCTCGCAGTCATCCCGGAACTCTTGGATCATCGGGTCGTTCAGATCGCCGTTGCAGAGGTCCAAGCAGATCGGCGGAACGACGAATTTAATGGACTTGGCGTCCACGTAGCGCTGCGACTCCTGCGAGACGGCGAAACCTGCACGGTGCCGGATCAGTTCGTGGGTCAGCGAACGAGACACGCCTGAGATGGCGAGGTTGTAGGTCACATGCTCCAGAACCGAGCCGTGACGCATCTCCAGAATGTTGCCGATGTACTCGTCGGAAGCGCGTCCTTTTTGGAAACTGTCATAGCAGAACCGGCCTGCGAATTCGGCCATCAGTTCGCCACCGTCATGCTCCGGCGAGACCAGTTGATCTTGATCCCGAATGTGCTTGATCGGAGAGGTGATGTAGGTTTCGGCTTCGTTATGGCGATTGAACTCAATCCAGCCGTCGAGGCCGCGCGTATTGAACGAGGTTTGCCCCACCACGTGTACTGTCGGTGCGATGATCAGAGTTTCTTGGATAGTCATGCTTTGCCCCTTTGCGTACTTATTGGTCAGTTGTGAGTGTTATTTTTAGCAGTCGGTCGATGATGGTCAAGCGGTTTTTTACATTCACGCCGTATTATTATCGGCTAGGGACTACCGCTTGGTCTCCGCGATAGGCACCGCCGTTTCAGTTCGATGGGGATGGCTATATGCGACGCATTGTCGCTTCAACACTTTTCGTCAAAGATTGACGAAAAATAATATCGGCCTATCTATGGGGCCTTCGGAGACCCACGGGGCTCCAACGCGCCGACTTTTCGTCAACGGTTGACGTATTCCTACTGGTTTGCTGGCCCTGTGGAACGAAAAACCCGCTGGCGGTTGTGTGACATTTCAGGGGCGGGCGCTTATTTCAGCGTCTCCTGTCTCAGAGCGTCCCATAGTCGTGCCTTCCAAGAATGCCCCAACGATAAGAGTTGCAGTCCACACCGCGATAGCCGTTCTTCTGATCGCTACCTTCGGTTTTGGGTTGATTTTCTACAACTCTTACTGGATACCTGTAGTGGCCAAAGGAAGGTCTTCCCCTGCCCATATCGCTGGGTTTATTGCTGTGATGGGGACGGTCTTTTTTGGGTGTGCTGGTCTAGCGATTACCATCGCGCGCGTAATGACGATGAGGGCGTCGAGAGTGATCGACGCAAGACGATTTCTGATCGTCTCACCGAACACACGCACGCAACTCGCCATGACCAACATCCTTGGGGGACTTGGGTTGGAGGCGGTATTATGCGGCACATCGCTGGGGGCGATGCGACTGGTAAAGACTACAAGCTTCACGGGGGTTTTTGTGGACGCCTTGCCGGAGACGGTTGGGTTCGTTCTGACGTTGAAAGCGCTTCCATTCTGGTTTCGGGCGCGAAAGACGCCTGTCTTTGTCATGGGTGCGAGCGAGGATGCTTCTCTCCTAGTCATGGGTGCAGTCGGGGTCGTTTCGAAGCCCCTGCGGGCGGAAGGTGTGATGGCGGTCATACGGGAGTTGATCCAAGACGATTGATGGTTGTGCCGCTTGTCTGAGGCTCACTGGATTTCGTTACCCGGAACTCAGGCGGACCGCAGAAGCTACGCGAGGACGATGGGGCGCTTCATCTCGGCGTCCGAGAGAATGGCCACGTTCACCGACGTTACGGCTTACGTTGTGACCGTCGCTCTGACTGTGTCGAACCGGAAGCGTCTCGTTCGGGCTATCGCGCCAACCATTCGGTCGATTAGAGAGTCCAGACCAGATGATACGGGTTCGAACTACAAGCGCGGCCAAGAACTTCCAGAGGAAATCACAGCACAGCCATTAAGAGTAGCGTGTCCTAGAGCATTGGCTGACCTCTATAAAGAGCGACAGTCGGAAATCGAAAATTACTTGGGTGTTACAAGGAAGATGACATTCAAGGAATTCTGTAAGTTGGCCTTTCTATCTCTGGACGTCGTCTGTTCGGAGGAACCAAAATTCATGGTCAGGATTGTGAAAGCTTTCCCGCCTAGCTCATTCGGAATTTAATGACCAAGCACGTAGCCCCAGATCCCTCCGGCGTTCCTTCGGAGGCCATGCAAGCCATCACTCTGGCCCGCGCCCTGATCACCCTCCGGAACGGTGTCTCCATTCTGGCCCGCGAGGAAAATCTGTCCGAGCAGGCCATTGAAGGCTTCAGCCTCCTTCAGGAAGCAGCCATGCTCTTGGAGGGGGTAGCCTCTTCGATGCAGCTTTCCGTTATGGCGAGCCTGCCTGAAACGACCGCCAACTAGGTAGCTGGCGGTCGCTGCTATCAGGCGAAAGCGTCGTCGAACGACGCGTCGTCAAAGCTCCCTGTGATCGCGGCCTTGGAATACTCCGTCGAGCGGGCTTCGAAGAAGTTGGCGTGTTCCACTCCGTTGAGTTGAGCTTCCAACCACGGCAGCGGGTTCTTCTTCACGACGAAGGCCTCCGGCATGTGAAGCTGGCGCAGACGCATGTTCGCGATCCAGCGAATGTAAGCCTTCAGGTCTGCGGCGTTCATGCCCTTCACCGGACCGCCCGCGAACGCTTGGTCGATGAAGGCGTCTTCGTGCGAGACGATGACGTGCAGAGCTTCGGTGATCTGGCGTTCCAGTTCCGGATCGCCCACCAGACCGTTCTCTTGGCAGTAGGCATGGTAGAGCCGGAGGATACCTTCGCAGTGAAGGCTCTCGTCGCGGATCGACCACGTCACGATCTGCCCCATGCCCTTCATCTTGTTGAAGCGCGGGAAGTTCATCAGCATGGCGAAGCTGGCGAACAGTTGCAGACCCTCCGTGAAGGCACCGAAGACCGCCATGGCCAGAGCCACAGAGCGAGGATCGGTGACTTCGAAGCTGCGCCCGAATTCGAACTTGTCGCGCATGGCCTTGTATTCCATGAAGCGGGTGTATTCGCCCTCCGGCATACCAATCGTGTCCATCAGCAGCGAGTAGGCCGCGATATGGATCGTCTCCATGTTGGCGAAGGACGTCAGCATCATGACGACCTCCGTTGGCTTGAAGATTGATAGGTAGATACGATGATAGCAGTTGTTCACCTCGACATCGCCTTGGGTGAAGAACCGGAAGATTTGGGTGAGCAACTCGCGCTCACCCTCCTCAAGACTGATCCAGTCCTTGATGTCGTCGGCCATCGGAACCTCTTCAGGCATCCAATGGACCTGTTGCTGCTTCTTCCAGAAGTCATACGCCCACGGGTAGCCGAAGGGCTTGAAGGCGAGACGCTCCGTCGTCAGTGACATTCGATCATCTCCCTACTGACAGCTTGTGCAAATTTCATAGTCGATAGAGGGAGCAGGACCCTCCACTAGATGCACGCCGGTATCCTCACGCGGTTGCGGCATTTCACCGGCGACGTGGCCGATGTTGGTCGCGCGCACGAGGCTCTTGGAGCGCAGGTAGTAGAAGGACTTCAGACCCGCGCGCCAACCTTGGACGTGCAGCTTCATCAGCGTGACGTCATCGACGTCGGCCGGGAGGTTGATGTTGTTGGAGATCGCCTGACAGACGTCCTTCGCTCGCGCAGCGGCGTTGGAGATCACCCAGCGCTGATCCAGTTCGAACGCCGTCTTGAAGACGTCCTTGTCCTCTTGGGTCAGGAAGTCGAGGTTCTGCACCGACCCCTCGTTCATAAGGATCGAGGACCACGTCTCTTCAAGGAAGGTGGCGCAGTTCTCGTCTCGGAACTGGTTGGCGCAGGGCTCGCACTCCAACTCCTCCGGCAGCGGGTTGCGCTCATAGAAGCGCTTCTTCAGCAGGGCGTCGAGGTGAGGGTTCTTGACCGTGAACGAGCCAGACAGCGTCTTCTGAGTGAAGATGTTGGCGGGGATCGGTTCGTGACAGGCCGAGACCGTACCGGCGATGATCGAGATCGAAGCGGTCGGGGCGATGGCCAGCATGTTCGACCAGCGAACAGGCGTGATGTCCTTGCCGTAGGCTTCGGCGATCTGACTGTCTCGGTTCGGGCCAAGCTCGCGAGCGGCCTGAACGTTGATCTTGTCGGCCGTCTTCTTGACCCACGACTGGACGCGCCGCGCAGCGCCTTCAGCGACAGCGCTCTCGAACGGGATCATCTTGGACTGGAGATAGGTGTGGAAGCCCATCGTACCCAGACCAATCGAGCGCTCCATGTAGGCGCTGTAGCGGGCCTTATCGAAGCCATCGACGTCGTTCGTGCGGTCGATAAAGTCGTCGATCACCTCGTCGAGGAAATACAGGACGTCTTGGATGAACTGCTCGTCGCCATACCACTCGTCTTGCGTCGCCTCGTTGACCGAAGCCAAGCAGCAGACGGCGGTACGGTCGGTGTCCAGATAGTCGGGACCGGTGTGCAGGGTGATTTCGCTGCACAGGTTCGATTGCTGGACCTTCATGTCGAAGGCTTTGTAGATCGGAGGGAGGTCGCGGTTCACCGTGTCAACGAAGAGCATGTAGGGCTCGCCGGTTTCGACGCGCGTCTTCAGGAGCTTGATGAACAGGTCGCGGGCCTTGACCGTCTTCACGACGCGACCGTCCTTGGGGGAGATCAGGTCGAAGTCGGCGTTCGTGCGCGCAGCTTCCATGAAGGCATCAGTGATGTTCACGCCGTGGTGGATATTGAGGCTGCGACGGTTGGCGTCACCTTCCTTGCGGCGGACGTCGATGAACTCCTCGATCTCCGGGTGGTGGATATCCAGATAGACAGCGGCAGAACCACGACGCAGCGAACCTTGGCTGATGCCGAGGGTCATCGAGTCTTGGACTTTGATGAACGGGATCACGCCGGAGGTTTCGCCAAGCGGCTGGGTCGGATCGCTGTCACCGATGGTGGCCTTGATCTCGCGGACACCGCCCCAGTAGGTTCCGATGCCGCCACCCTTGGCGGCGAGCCAGACGTTCTCGTTCCAGACGCCAGCGATACCTTCGAGGCTATCGGGGACGGCGTTCAGGAAGCAGGAGATCGGGTTTCCCCGGTTCGTGCCACCGTTGGACAAGATCGGCGTCGAGGGCATGAACCACATTTTCGACATCGCATCATAGGTGCGCTGGGCGTGAGCCGGGTCCTTAGCGAACCAAGCGGCCACGCGACCGAACATGCGCTGCGGCGTCTCACCGGGCAGGAGGTAGCGTTCAGCCACCGTCGCCATACCGAAGTCCGTCAGCTTCGCATCCCGCGTGTTATCGAGGGTCAAGGTGATCTCCCCGTCGTTCCTGTTTCTGAATGTTCTCGTTTCGTACACGGGGGTTGCGTCAGTTTCGGTCATACGTTCCTCTAAATCTGGTACAGGTTGGCTGGGTGAATACAGTATAGCGTATTCACACGTGAATGTTAAGCGGATCGAAAGCGGAACGCGGCAAGAAGGTTGCGGAACTCGGTGTCGATGACGCCCGCGTTCACCACGGCGCACGCATCGGCCATGTGTTCGTTGTCGGCGGTGTAGCCCTGACCGTTGACTTGGTACTTGGCGTTCTTGCCGCCCGTCGTCCAGCCGATGTTGGGCCACTTCTCGACAGCCCACTCGACGATCTCTTCCTTGGACGTGGTCTTGGAGCCACCGGGGACGGCCAGCTTCACCGCCTGCGGGAGCATCTGGACGAAGGCCGACTTGTTCTCCGGACGTGCGAAGAAGGTGGCAAGTATGCCGATCACCATTCCGAAGCTGAACGCAGCGCGTGACGATTGCGCTCCGGTCGGAACCTCCGAGAACACCACGTCGCAGTCGCTCAGATGCTCATACAGAGCGCGTGCGACCTTGTTGCATCGGTCGAGGTCGTCGGAGTTCTTGCGGACCGTCTTACCTTTCGCAGGTTCGGTCACAACGATGGTGACGTAGCTCGCCGTGAACTCGCCCGTGTCGAGGTCGTAGAAGCCCTTGACGAAACCGGTGTGGGTGAGGGACGGGTCGAGGCCCGCGACTTTAATCTTTCGCATTTAGATGAGTCCGTACAGAGGCGAAGCCTCGTAGAAATTCGCCTTAGCTTCGTCGAGTTGCTTCTTCGCAACCTCCTTGGCTTTGGCGACGGTTGCGTGGGTCATTTCAGACAGCGGTCGGAGGAAGGCGGGATTACTCCTCGCCAGATCGAAGGTGAGTTTGGCGAGCGCGGCGAGGTTCTTCAGCTTCCCGTCCGAAGCCTCGTGGACACTGCGATTGATCATGTTCGAGAGGCGGGGGAAGGTGTCCTCGATATCGCTGGCCGTGAGCGCGATGTCGTCTCCGAGTTCTTCCGGGGTTAGGATCACCACGAGGCGACCGAAGCGCTCAGAGAAGACGAGCTTCGTGAACGTCCAAATCTCGCCGTCGATGATCTGAAGTTCGGCTCCGGAGAGGGTCTTAACCTTGGCCCATACATCGCACTCGTCGGTCCCATCGTCGCTGGACAGGACGGCGGCGTTGACGCGTGCGACGATACCTTTGATCAGGTCGAATGTTTCGCCGCTAGTTGTATCTTCCATCTTGTCTCCAAGGGCTTTCGCAAGCGCAGCCCTCTCCTTCTTTGCAATAGTCGACATGATAGCCGAAGTCGCGTCGTCTTCCTTCTTGGGAGTTTCTGACCAGACGATTTTCTTCTCTAGAGTCACCGTTGTGAAAGATTCAGCCTTCTTTTTCTTCTCTTTCTCCAGCATCTTTGCCGAGAGGATACGGTGGACCGCCGAGGACTTCATTTTGAAGGAACTGGACCGAGGGTCATAGTCGTAATCATCGAGGGTTGTTCCGGCCATCATTTCGAGATCGGCCGGAGCCCGCATCCTGTCGCTAGATAGAACGGTTGAGACAGGCTTGTCAATCATGGGTGAATGTGAAGAACGGAATTCCTTTTGGTATTCTGTCAGACGCATATTCACTCGGTTGGCTACAACGCGGAGGTGTCCCGTCACCGTGCCACCATAGTAGCCGCTGAACAGATCGCTACCGTCCAGCGTAACGCTCTCGCTCACATAGCAATCGCCGTCGAAATTGCGGCGGAACTTGACGACGTGGCCCCCGCCGAAATCCTTTTTGATGACGACTTCTGATCGTGTGATGTCAGCCAATGCTGCCGCCACGCGGCCCTCGAAGGTTCCAAGGTCATACATCATCAGCAGAGGGCTCCCACGACGGTCGAGCGTTCACCTTCCATCGTCACGGTAACCGTCTCTCTGATCCAGTCTTTCATAGACCGGTGCGAGATCACCAGCAGCGTACCCTTCTCGCGACCCTTCTCTTCCAAGATCGCCATCAGACGCTCCAGACCGGCTTCGTCTAGGGCGTCGTCCACTTCATCCAAGATCATCAGGTTGATCGCCTTGGTCGCTCGCGAACCAACGAGGTCTTGCAGAGCGAGCGCGCACGCCAGACGCACCTTGCGCTTCTCACCTCCGGACAGAGCCTTGAAGCTCTTGCCGCCACCGATCTTCTCAACTTCGATGGCGAACTTCTCGACCAGTTCGCCCTTCGCGTTCTTCGCGAGCGTCGTCCAGACGGCGTCGATACGGCCATCGGAGAGCGTTCCGAGGTAGTGGGCGGTGCGCTCATTCAGGTAGGGCGTGACGGTGTCGAGGACGAATGCGCGGACACCGGATGGACCGAACGTCTTCGATGCGGCTGTCGCAACCTCGACTTCCTTCTCGCAAGCCACGACACGCGCTCTGGCTTTGACGACTGCGTCAGCCAACGCGGAGCGACGGACGCCTTCCTTGTCGCGCATGTCGATGAAGGGGTTGGTTTCGTCACCGATGCGAGCGACCTCGCCTTTTAGACGCGCCACTTCCTCAGACCTTCGTTCGATCTGGGCGTCGATCTGGCCTGCGGCTACGATCCCTTGCTGCACGACACCAAGGTCTGAAACGGCTGTGGTGACGTCGGTCATTCCAGCTTGGAAGACCGCGAGTTTGGACTTCGCCTCCTCCACCGCTTTTTGCGCGGGATCGATCTTCTCGCGAAGCGTTAGGGCTTCAGCAGTCAGAGTCTTCACTCGCTCCAGAGCAATCGTCTTGGCCGTTTCCAGATCGTCCGGACCATAGGCCTTGCCGCACTCTCCGCACGGGGTTCCAACCTTGTCATCGACAGCGGCGAGGTGTGTCTTTGCTCTGCGAAGTTCGTTGATCTTCGCATCGAAGCTGGCTTGCGCGCTGGAGACGCTGGAGGACGCGCTAGAGACCAGAGACGCAAGCTCGCGCTCTTTGGTGCGCTCGACGTCAACAACCGCTATGGACGCTTTCAGAGCGGTCTGTTGACGCTGAAGTTCGGGGACGTCGATTTTCTTGCGGTCGGCTTCCAGCGCGCGGACCTTGTCTGACAACAGCCTAACGTCGAGCAGTATCGTGTCGCTCTTCTTGGCTTGCTCCAGACCCCATCCGTCGATGCGCGAACCATACTCGGCCAGCTTCGCATCGCTGTCGGACAGACGGCGCTCGTCTTCGAACAGGTCGCGAGACGCGGCGGAAAGATCGGCGTTCTTGGCCAGTAGATGCTTCTTGGCCAGTTCGTAGGCGGCGACGAGAACCTCAGTCCCAGCAGCTTCCTCGACCAGCGTCTTGATCTGTTTGTCGGTCATGCGCGGGAGGTCAGGAAGGGCCTCCTGACCAGCGTAGACCGCCTTGACGAATACCTCCTGCGAACAGCCAAGGATCGTCCAGACAAGCTCTTGCGTCAGCTTGTCGGTCCCTTGTGTCAGGTCAGTGACCGTGCCGTCCGGATTGGAGCGCTGGACGGCCAGACCGTTCGTCTTGCCCTTGTGCTTCTTCTTGCGCCAACGCTCGATCATATAGACCGTGTCGTCCTCGCGCAGGACGACGGTCCCGATGCAGTCCTTACCAGCGAAGTTGGCAATGACGTCGTCACCGGACACGTCGCGAGCCGTCTCACCGGACAGGACCCAATAGAAACCGTCAGGAAGGGACGACTTGCCCGAACCGTTCGACGATGCGGAAGGGTCGTCCTTGTTGACGCCTTCGATGTTGACCAGCCCGCGACCATCCAGATTGATGAACGCGTCTTCGAACGGGCCGAAGTTCTTCAGTTCGAGGGAGAGGAAGTCCATTACGCAGCGCTCCGAGCTTGCGCGAGAAGTTCGGCGCATAGCTTCTGGGTTTCAGGGACGTACTTGGGCTTCAGCACGTTCTCGACGTACTCACCGGTCGAGGCCTCCAGCGTCTTGGACGCAGAGACAGTGGTTCCCGTCCGAGTGACGGCCTTCTTGCCTTCGGTGATGATGTTGACGCCCAGCGCACCGTAGCCACGAAGCTCCGCGTCTAGGGCTCGCTTCTCTTCTTCGGTGGCACTGGTGGTCTTGAAGCGGACGTAGTTGCCCTTCACCGCTGCGGCGAGTTCGTGTTCGTCCGCGACTTCGGAGTGGTGCAGATCGACGAACAGCGGGGCCTTGGTCGCGTGATGCTCGATGCGGTCTTCGTAGACCAGCAGGAAGCCCGCGAGCGAACCGGGGTCTCCCCAAGTCTGGTGCTGCGCAGCACCGACCGAGACCACCTTGCCGTGCTCGAACACCTTGTAGTCGTGATAGTGGCCACAGAAGATGCGACGGAAGCCGTAAGCGGCGAGTTCTCGGGCTTCCAGACCGTGATCCGGAATGCCTTTGATCACGCCGTTCATCGGAGCGTGGATGATCACGTCGATGCGTTCGGCGGCGCGACCAAGCGTGGAGTCCAGCGACCAGTGCGCGAGGATGGCGCGAAGCTCGTCGAGGTCTTGGAACCACGGGACCATTAGAACGTCGCCACAAAGACGGACCTTCGTGTGGACCGTGTACCCTTCGATGTTGCCCAAAGACTGCATGGCATTACCAAGCTCGTCTGCGTGCTTTCCCTCAAGATCGTGATTTCCGGGGACTGCGTCGGTCCTTAGTTCAGTGTACTTGCAGTGTATATCCGCCGTGGTGGTGACCACGGGGTTGAAAACTGAGGGCTCAATCTTACCCCTCACGTGGAAGGTATCACCCGCGTTGAAAGCTTGATTGCCGCCTGCATCGAACAGAGCGTCGTAGGCGCGCTCGTATTCATTGAGCGCGGTCTGTAGGCGCGAGTTCAAGCCATTCGGTAGCACTTCAGAGAACGCCGACCAGTTGTGAAAATGGACGTCTGAGTATATCAGATAGGGATACTTCATTTTGCTCCGACTTTCCTGCCGACCACTTTCCATCTTCATGATAGAATGTAATCATGATTGTATATCTTCTAAGAAATTGCGCTAACGGGAAGTGCTACATCGGACAGACCCGAACCTCTATTGCCGACCGAATGACTTCTCACCGGGCGAATGCTCGATGCGGCACCAAGTCTCCAATCAGCAGAGCTATAGCAAAGCATGGCTGGGACAACTTTGAAGTGGAAGTCCTTGAAGAGGCTTATGACGACATTGATCTGGATATGGCCGAGCGTTTTTGGATTGAATGTTACGGATCGCTTGTTCCGAATGGCTACAACCTTGAGAGCGGCGGCAGTAAGCACAAGACGCACCACGCCATTACTCGCGCCGCCATATCTCGGGCGCACAAAGGCAGGGTTTTCAGCGAAACTCACAAAGCCCGGATATCTGACGCTAAGATTGGCGTTCCGAAGAGCGCCAGCCACGCGACCAAGCTGGCTGAGAGCCAGCACGAAAAGAGTCATCTGACTTGGGAACTGGTGCGAGCCATGAGATCGGACTACGCGACCGGCCACTTCTCGCAGCGCGATCTGGCTACGAAGTACGGCGCGGTCCAGAAGACCGTCAGCCTTATCGTTCGCAATCTGCGCTGGAAAGAAATTCACTAACCCGTACTCCGTCACGTTGGAATGTTATTAGCGCTATATCTTCTGGAGGGTCAATCGGGAATAGACAGTCCGACGTGACATAAAAGCGATCCCGAGGTGACGGAGTTGACGCGGCCCAGCGTCCTTGTCGTTGGCCTTGGACCGGTCGAACCAATCCTCGATCCGACTGGCGTAGAGGTCGCCCGTGTCCTGCACGAAGATGACGACTTGTTTGACGCCGATCTTCCGGAGGTGGCACAGCAGGTTAGGGCAGGCGGACCATGTAGCCTTGTCCTGCGTCAGGGCCTCAGACTGAGTGAGACCTTTACCGCGCCAGATTTGATTGTTGCGGCGCTTGAGGAAGAAGACGCGAGCGCCAGAAGGGAGCGTCGCTAGGAAGCCGGTGTCACGCCGACCGAACGTCTTTAGCTGCGACACTTCCGTGCAGCCCTTTAGAATCTTCTTTAGTATTGGCATTGCGGAGTCGAACACTAAATATAACGGCCATGGTATCTTGGCCGTCCTCCTTCTTGAACATTGTTTTGTAGTTTCTGATCAGCTTTTCGCGAAGCCATTCAGGAGCGTCCGCTTTACTTATTCCAGCGCCCAAGCACAGGTGGTTCGACCACGCATAGCGCTCAAGCATTTCGTTCATGGTGCCTTGCGCGACACCCACCAACTTCGCGTGTCCGATCAGGGTCGGACCTTTGACGTCGTAGTAGGAGACGCGCTTGCCCACATGATCCTTCAGACGACCGAACCATAGTGGCGAAAGTCGGAAGGTATTCGACCAGCCATCCAGACCAATAAGCGGAGGTCGGAAGGTGAGGACGGGCGAGAACTCAGAGCAGACCTTCGCCGTCTTAGGTCGAGGGCATTGCTCGTTGATACCGCATGATTGGCAAATCTCACTTCGCATCCCTTGGTTATAGAAACCTTCAGGTCCAGAGCGGAGCAAGCGCGAATTTATATTGAGCGTGGTCATGCAGTGACCATAAACGAAAAGACCGCTTCCTTCTAATGGGAAACGGTCTCTTAGTCAATCACCTCTGAATGTTATTATGCGGGGAACTTCGAGATAACGTGGGCCATGAACGCGGGGTCCGCTCGCATCTTCTTGACGAACTGCGACTTGAACATCTTGTCGCCCTCGAAGGTGACGTAAGCGCCACCCTGTTCGATGATGCCCAGTTCGATCAGCGCATCCACCGATCCACCCGCGACGTCGAAGTGACCGGTGCCGTCCTCCGAGTAGTAGAAGTCCCAGCGAGCTTCGCCGTGGGGCTTCCAGACCTTGTTCTTGTCGATGGACGCCTTCACGCCATGACCGTCCTTGGCCTTGAAGTCCTTGTCGGAGTGCTTGATCTTCGCGAGCTTGATGCGCAGCGACGCGTAGAAGGCCATCGACTGCCCACCCGGAGTGGTGTCGGGCGAGCCGTACATGACACCGGGCTTGGTCCGGACTTGGTTCAAAAAGACCATCGTGATGTTCGAACGCATCGCCAGCAGCGACATGACCGGGAAGGCTGCGCTGGTGGCACGGGCGAGGGCGGTCGTGTCGTTCATGTTGTAGTCGGCGGCGTTTTTGTCCCACTTGGACTTCGGAACCATGCTCGCCAGCGAGTCGAAGACGGCTACGATGGGGACGTCCGGACCAAGCTCTTCGCGGACCATCAGGCCGTACTCAGAAGCCTTGTCCACCGACTCTTCGAAGGTGTTTGGCGTGTTGTAGAGGAACTTGTTCGGATCGTCCGACAGGCCTTGGCTCTTTGCGAGACCGACGTCGAAGGCGTTCTCGTGGTCCTTGAACATGGCGAAGCCGCCCTGCTCCTGCGCGCTCTTCATGATCGCAACCGCGAGTGCGGTCTTGCCCGTGGCTTCATAGCCAGCGATCTCGGTCATACGACCCTGCGGGATACCACCGTTGTGATAGTGGCCGGAGATTTCGTAATCCAGCGGCTTGTAGCCGGTGGACAGGAACGCGGTCACTTCCGAAGGCTCGTCCGAGACGATGCCCTTTTTAGCCAATTTTTCTGCGAGACCCATGTGTATTATTCACCTCTGAATGTTTCAACGAAGCGGGGCATTTCCGAGATCAGTCGGTAGAGGTCGAGTTGCTTGCACAAGTCGAGCAGACCGGCCGGATCGAGAGAGCCACGTTCCGTCTTGATTGACCCGTGAGCCGGTCGGTTCTGCGTTCGCAGATCAACCAGCGTGCGACCAAGGGCGAGTTCGGGGACATCGCTCTCGTTTTTGCCGTAGCCGCGCTCATGCAGGAGCATGAGAGGCTTCGGAGCCTTCTTCTCAGTCTTCGTTCTCCAGACGGTCTCGACGTTCGCGCGTGGCGTGTCGAGGAAGGTCTGGATGCCGTCGAAGCACATGAAGAAGCGGCCGACCGTCTTCATGCCAAATCCGGGTATCCCAGCAACGCAGTCGCCCATGTCTCCGAAGAGAATTTTTGCGTCCACGAACTGAGAAGTGTCCTTGAAACCACGAACCGCATCCTCCCCGTCACCGACCTTGACCTTCAGGTGGAAGTCCTTGGTCGAGACGTGCAGGAAGGGCGGTCGGTTGCACTTCCAGATGACGCGGTTCTGGATCAGTTGCATCCAGTCTCCATCGGAAGTGATCAGCCTCACCGGATGACCTTTGGCCACGTAGCGATCTGTGAAGAGCGCTGCGAGGTCATCGGCCTCGTAGTTGAAGCACGTGATTTGAGGAACACCCATGAGCTTCAGAGCCCGCTCAATGAACGGCCCTTGAAGCTTGTATGCTGCGCGAGACGCGGCCTTCTCAGCGGCGGCGTTGAACCGCTTGGCTGTGACCTCGTCCATGGGCTTGGAGCGGTCGAACTCGGACATATCCGGGTCGCGACTTTCCTTGTAGGTCGCAGAGACGTCCTTACGCCATGACGCGCCGTCCCAGAGGACGACGATGTTGGCGTCTGGATGCTCATGCTTCAGGTTGCGAACGGCTTGCATGAAACCGTACACCGCTTGAACCTGCATCCCATTGGACGCGGTCAGGACATCGCCGTTGTGAGCTTGATAACCACTGGCGTTCGCATCAATGATGAGTTGCATTTGCTCAGACATCGACATGACTCCACGAGATACCTCTGGCAATACGGCCAACCATACAAACTCCAATTTCAAATTTCTTCGCTATCGAAGCTCGCAAATGACCTTCATTCAACATGGCTTTTATTTCCCTGACCTTTTCTTCAGTCAGTTTTCCGCCACCTTTGTTGTTTTCGCCGCGATTTAGCCCACTAAGAACACGGTCAGAGACGTTAGCTTCGTGAGTGTCCCACCTAAGATTCCCCAGAGAGTTGTCCATACGGCCATTTGGTCCGTGACAACCCTCAAGCCCTTCCGGACAGGGACCAACAAAGGCTTCAAGCACAATGCGATGCAGACGTCGAAATGACTTCTTCCCGTCTTTGCGCAGTCCGATGTAAAGGTAGCCGCGACAAACCCGAGGGTTCATCTCTGAACCTCCCCTGACATGCTTGCGACTATCCAAACGCGGGACGCTTCTAATGCGACCTTCGCTGGAGACTTCGTAGAGTCCCTCGTAACCGACTATTGGTTTCCAGATTTGCATGAGAAGATCGGGGGAGCGTGAAGCTCCCCCTTTCTGTCTTACGCGGCCGACGACAGAGCGTCGATTTCGGCCAGCAGATCGTCCGAAGAAGCAGACGGGGTGACGTCTTCGAAGACGGCATCCGTCGTGCGCGACGAAGCGAGTGCAGGAGCGTCAGCGACGCGAGCAGCAGCGGGGCTTTCCGCCAACAGGTCGTCGTCGTCACCGGCCAGCAGATCGCCGTCATCGACCTTCGGACCTTCCAGAGCCGGGGTCGCAGTACCCGGCGTGCTGGTCAGAGCGGCGGCGAACGCAGTACCAGCGACGGCCTTACCCGTCGTGACGCTGATGTACGCCAGCGCCTTGTTGACGCTGTCGGTGAACTGGGCTTGGACGAACTCTTCCAGATTGACCGCTTGGGCCAGCTTGGAAGGATCGACCGAGGCCCGCTTCGGAGCCGGATAGACCTTGTACTTCGTGTCCTTCGGACCGGTGCCTTCACGTTCGATAACGAACAGAAGACGTTCCTTCCAGCGCAGCAGATCATCGCCGCCGTCCGCGAGGTATTCTTCGAGGATGGCGAAGAGGTCATCGTTCAGCGACTCGGAGAGGCTGACGAGTTGCGGCGCGTCCTCCGGCTTCTTGTCGGGGTCTTGGTGAACGATGATGTTGTAGAGGAACGCGGGTCGAGCAATCGACTTCTTGGCGCTTTCAGCCAGTTCGTCGTCACCGATGCTGTTGGCATAGCGGACCGTGTCCACCAGACCGTCGCGCACCGGACAGGTCTCGTCGAAGGTGATCTGACGGTCGCCAACAGCGACGACGAAATCGTCCTTCTTCGACTTGATGTAGTGCATCCCGAACTTCCGATAGAAAGCGTCCGGATCGGTGTGACCGGGCAGGATCGAGAACACGGTCTTACCCGGCTTGAACTTGTAGGTGCGGGTCTGACCAGCGCGGTTCAGCTTGGTGGCTTCGCGTTGCTGACGGATGCGTTCGATTGCGGAGAGAGCCATTTTGTGAGGTTTCCTTTTGACGTTTTGTCAGGGTCTCAGGTTGAAGTTGCGGGAACCAACGAGGTTGGAACGTCCGCAACCAGAGAATAGCTTGCTAGGTTTATAGCAGCAAGCAACAGTCACTTGGGAATGTGTTTCCCAAGCGCTGAATTCGGATCAGGTGTCGGAGGAGGAAGGTCGGTAGTGACCGCGCGCCGTCATCTCAGCGATCTTCTTCTGGGCGAAATACTCCAGAGACGACTTGCGCCCACGGGCGGCGAGATAGAGGCCCTCAAGCGCGGTCTCGACAGAGACGGCTTCGTGGTAGGCCTCACACACTTGCTTGTAAGCGGCGACCTTGCAGGTCTGGCTGGCGACTTTGGTCTCGACGACTTTTTCGCCAGCTTCGGTGGCTTTGTCGCGGAGAGCTTGGGCGATCTGAGCTTCCACACCATCGCGGGTCAGCTTCAGATTCAAGGTCTGCGCCTTGGCGCGACCAAAGAGGTTGCCGAAGTAGGCAACGAGGCCCGGTTGTTCGGAGAAGCCACGGTCGAGGTCAGAGGCGCTGACCTCGACCATGTTGATATCGGCTTCGGTGGCGAACTGCTCGATGGAGTAGGGGCCGATGATCTTTTTGTTGTCCAAGGGATTGGTCATGTGAGGGATCAGGTTTTCCTTTCAGGAGGTTTTCATTTCCGGTGGTCAACATACCCTCTAGCGAAGGAATGTCAATCACGTCGGAATGTATATAGTAGCTTATTCCGACGTGAATGGCAATCAGTGAACGATGGTCGCGACCCGCTCGAAGATTTCGTTGAGGGTCTCCTGCTTGTCTGGGTCGAAGGCGATCATTCCCGGCGTGAAGCCGATCAGGATATTGCAGTCGCGTTTACGGTCGTAATACAGCTTCCCGACATAGTCGAAGATCGAGCCCTTCATATCCGGAATGAGGTAGCGGGCTGCGTTGGTTCCCATCGCAACGATCAGCGGAGGCTTCAGAACCGCTAGCTCCTTCTCCAGATAGGGCGCGTAGCGTGCGATCTCGCTGGGCGACAGAGACGAGCCTTCCTTGGTCTTCTTCACCAGAGCCGTCCAGTAGCCGTCGTTGCGCTCCAGACCGGCCTCGAACAGGCTTTCCTTCACGACGTCGAAGTTCTCAGCCGTGGTGAAGCGCTTGTTGCCCTCTTCGAAGCGGTTGGCTGCGTCGAAGATCGCTACGAACTTGGCGTTCTTTCCGAAGAACGGGCGGCAGTTGACGACCTTGGGGAACTCCTCGTCCATCTGGCGGAAGACGTCGTTGATGCCGAGCAGCACGTACTTGTCCTTCCCGTCGATATAGCGGTGGACGATCACGGGGCTGGACATCAGGCCGGGGATCAATTCGTGCTGATCGCGGCGTCTGTCTTCGTGCAGGGGAGGGAGGCTGGACGGCGTGATCCTGTGGAAGGCCCCGACCTTGTTCAGACGGTCCACGTGGGCGACGTTGCACGTCCGCTTCTCGATCCTCGCCATGAAGTCCTCTTCCGAGGTGAAGCGACCGGCCGTACAGGGCTGGGCCACCATCGTCTTCTCGACGCGGCGACCGACCTTCTCCTTGTGTTCGACCTCATAGCTGGACAGGTTGCGGGCTCGAATGATGGCGTCGCCCGTCTTCTCGCTGATCCCCTTGACGCGGTTGAAGGGGATATAGAGCTTGGTGTCGGTGGCGATGACGAACTCGTTGGTGCTGAGATTGACATCGGGCGGCAGGATTTCGATCCCGAGCTTCGTCGCCTCTTCCACCAGCGGAGGAAGCTTGCCTTCGTCCACGGTCGAGAGCGCGGCGGCGAAGAACTCCACGGGGTAGTGGGTCTTCAGCCAAGCCATCTGATAAGAGATCAGAGAGTATTCCACGGCGTGTGATTTGTTGAAAGCATAACCGGCAAACTTTTCGATCTGGTCGAAGATTTCACCCGCTTCGTCTGCATCCATGCCGGAGGTTGTTCCTGCGCCAGCGACGAACTGATCACGGTAGGAGGCCATCAGGACAGGGTCCTTCTTGCCCATTGCTTTGCGGAGCTTGTCGGCTTCTGACAGGTCGAACCCGCAGAGGTCCACCGACACCCGCATGACCTGTTCCTGATAGCAGAGGACGTTGTAGGTCTCTTCGAGTGCGCCCTTCATGCTCTCGTGGGGCAGTTTGATGAAGTCGTCGCCGTTCTTGGAGTCGACGTATTGCTTCACCAGACCAGCTTCGATGGGGCCGGGTCGGTTGAGGGCGTTGGCTGCGACGAGATCATCGAAGCTGAGCGGGTTGACCTTGGCCATGTCCTTCAGGATGCGACGCGCGGCCCCACCCTCGAACTGGAAGATACCTTGCGTCTTGCCCGTCGCGAATGCTGCCAGCGTCGGCTCGTCATCGAGAGGGATTTTCAGGACGTCGATATTCTTGCCGTGACGATCCTTGATGTAGGCGAGACAGCGCGAGAGGGTGTCCAGCGTGGACAGGCCCAGAATGTCGAGCTTCACCAGACCGGCGTCTTCAGCGACGGCCATGTTCCAGTTGATGACCTTCGCGCCTTCGCGACGCTCGACGACAGCGCGAGAGGTGAGGGGCGTACCGGAGACGATCACACCAGCGGCGTGCTTTCCGTAGGAGCGCATCTTGCCTTCGAGTGCGACAGCGTTCTTCCAGACCTCACGGTTGGCTTCGGCCCACGCTTGGATCGCAGGGACTTGCTTGGCTGCGGTGCGCAGATCGACTGGTTGGCCGTGGACCTTCGGGACGAACTTGGAGACAGCCAGTTCCATCACGTTGTGGCCATAGACGCGGGCGACGTCGCGCATGGCAGACGACGCGCCTAGCTCCCCGTAGTTGGAGATACCCGCGACGTTCTCGGTTCCGAAGCGGCGGTCGATGTACTCGACAACCTCCTGTCGGCGCGTGGACATGAAGTCCAAGTCGGCGTCAGGAAGGTCGTTACGCGAGGGGTTGATGAACCTTTCAAACAGCAGGCCGAAGCGGATCGGATCGACGTCTGTGATCCCCATCAGGTATGCGACCAACGAACCGCCGACCGAACCACGGCCGGGGCCGACTAGGATACCTTCCTCCTTGGCGTGGTTGACCACGTCGCTGACGACAAGGAAGTAGGTGGCGAACTTGAGGTCGCGCAGCACGCCAAGCTCGTACTTCAGGCGGGGGATATAGACGTCGCGGATATCCTCCCGCGAGGGCATGTAGCCGTTGACCTCGCTGAACAGGCGAAGCTTCATACCAGCGGTACATGCGGCTGCGACCGCGTTGTCCGGGTCAGCCGCCATATTCGGAAGCGAGAAGTCCTTCTTCGTCCAGACGAAGGGACAACCGTCTAGGAAGCTCTGAGAGTTCAAAAGCGCGGTCTTCCATACGTCACCTTGCGCAAGCGTGTAACGCTTCTCCAGACGCGTCCTAGACGCTCCAGCGCGCTTGACCAGTTCGGACGCGTCGAGAGGATGAGCGTCCTCGTTATGCGGAGCCCAGATCGAGATCGATCGGTTCAAAACGGTCCGCTTCTGGATCGCCATCGAGACGAAGAAGGTCTCGTATTCGCCAGCCTTGTAGAGCGCCGGAGAGACCAGCAGCGGAGCTAGGCTGTGCGTCCGTGCAGCGATGATGGCCTGCGCATTCATCCGGTCGAAGAAGGGAGTGTTGATCGGCACAAGCTCGACCATCAGGTGTTGCTTGGGGACGTATTCCATCATGGACTTCAGGTGAGCGTCGCAGCGCGGAGAGCCGAACAGACCATCCATGTCGCCGGTCGTCCAAAGCAGATGACCGGGCTCGATGTCCTTGAGGTCATCCCAGATCAGACGTGGGAGTTCATAGAAGTGGTCCTCTTCGAACGCCTTGGTCAGCAGCTTGTAAAGCTGAACCATGCCCTCCTCGTCCTTGGGATAGGCCTTGATGTAGACGGCGTCGCGATTGGAGCCCTTCTCTCGATCCAGCGAAGGGGCGATCCGGAGACGGACACCGACCAGCGGGCGAAGCCCAGCTTTGACAGCCTTCTTGGTCAGTTCGACCATGCAGGAGACGTTCATCGTGTCGCAGACGGCGAAGCTTTTAACGCCAGCTTCGGTAGCGATCTCGACGATGTCGTCAGGCGTCAGGACGCTCTCGCCAATGGAGAAGTGGGTCCTCAGACCGAGTAGGGGGTTCACTGCGACAGACATACGATGTTCCGTTCTTTCCTTTCGAGGACGTTGGCGTTGACCAGTGCGGTGATGAAGCGGGAGACCTCCGACTTCAGGGACGCGGTCGTCAGGTCCGTGGGCCTCATGTCCATCAGGACGTCCTTCGCTTTGAAGGGCTCGCCGGTCAGGACCAATTGCGTTGCGTCGTGCCAGATGGGATGCGCTGTCGCGTCGAACGGATTCACACCGGACAGAATGACGGTCGGATCGATCCCGTTGTCTTGGAAGCGCTTGGTGACCCAATCGCTGCGCTTGACCTCAGAGAACTTCTTGGCGCTGAGCTTGCGTCGCGCGAAGTGGCGGTTCGTCTTCTTGGTCGCCGCTTCCACCGTCTCCTGATCGCTCGACCAGCCACGTAGCTTGCGCTGGATGGTCTCCATGACCGCAGGTTCAGCTTCAGCCGCGTAGGTGAAGCACGAGCCCTTGTAGGAACACTTGTTGCAGGCTTCAGACGACGCTTGAGCGGCGAGGACAGAGCCCCAGCAGCCGGGAGAGAGGAACGGTCGTTTCATGCTCTATAACTATCACGTGTGACTGTAATTACAAACGAAAAGACGCGAGGGGCGACCACTCGCGTCGTGTCGGAGGCACATTCAGAAGCGGTACTCTATCGAGGTCGCCCGCCGCTTTCCGAATTACGTGTGCGAGCCACCAAAGATGCGCTGCGCGAAGTCATCGACCGCCTTACGGTCGGTCGTCGAGAGACGGTTGATGTAGGCCTTCTGGAGACCGAGCCGCCATTGCAGACCTCGGACCAGCGCGATCTTCCCCGCGTTGATCAGTTCGCGCGGAGAAACCGTCACGGTGATCTCGCCGTTCGCATAGCTGTCGCGAACGTGCTTTGCGAACTGGACGAGCTTCTTGGCGTCTTCAGCCTTGATACCAGCTTGTTGGACGATGGCTTGCGTCTCGAAGTCAGGCTCCATGTAGTTGACTTGCATGGTCATGCCGAAGCGCGAGTAGTTCGCCGCGTTCATGATCTGCGTGCCTTGATACAAGCCAGATTCATCACCAGAGCCGTTGGTATTGCCCGTCGCGAAGAACCGGAAGTTCGGGTGCGGTTTGACGATACGCCACTCCGGAGGAGCTTCCTTGATGATCAGTTGCTTGCCTTCCATGACCGGTTGATAGACCGACGTCACGGACGGAAGGGCGAAGTCATACTCGTCGGCCAGATAGACCAGACCGTAGCGCATTGCGAATGCGAGCGGACCCGGCTCGAAGACCATCATGTTCTGCCCGGTGTCCGGGTTCGGCTTGACGGTCATCTGGCCCAGAATGTGAGCCTCTTCGGTCGAGACCGTGTGCTGGACGCGGATCATCGGGCGATTGGTGCGGGCGCAGAACTGTTCGAAGCACGACGACTTGCCCGTACCGTGGTAGCCCCACGCGAGCGACGGCGTATTCAGAAGCGTCCCCGTGAGAATGTCTTTCAGAAGCTCGATGTCCCAGACGTAGTTCTCGTCCAGATCGACCATGAACATGGCGACCTCCGGTTCGGGAGCGCCGAGAACCGTGCATTGGATCGGTTCGCCGTGCGCGTTGTTGAACTTCGCGCTGTGACGCATTCCAAACACCTTGGACAGCGCCGAGACGGTCGAGCCGACAGGAACCGCGAACGGTGTCACCGCCTTCGCAGGACCGGCGACAGCGCTCTCTTCGGCTTCCTTGCGAGCGCGCAGTGCAAGAACGTGCGGGCTGACAGTCGCCGAGTCCGGAAAGCGCATCCGGTAATCGGAAACGCTCACGGTGGGGTGGTTGTACTTCAGGTGCAGCGGGATCGAGTGAACCCACTTACCGTCAAGCTCACACTTGACGCCATTCTCGGGTGCAGCTTCGTTGCCCCGCTTGATCTTTTCGTCGCGCGCTGTGTCAGCGGCAGTAGCAGTCTCGGTCATTTGTGCCTCCAATTATTCCGACAAATTCAATTTACGATAGTCACGTGTGAATTACAAATGGCTTACGCTACTTGGTCAGAAATTTCTTGAGTTCGCCCATGACCTTCGCCGGAAGCTCCGCGAGCTTGTTGACCATGAAGGCCTTCGGATAGAACTTCAGGGCGTTCGCATCCTCGATCCCGACGCCGATGGTCTCGACGCCGTTCTTCTCGATTTCCTTGACCACATCTTTGAGGTGGCTGTCGAGGATGCCCATATCCATACCCGCGCACGGTGCGCCGTCTGAGAAGACGATCATGAGCTTGCGCTTCTCGGGACGTTGCAGGAGCCGCGTTGCAGCGACCAGCACGCTTGCGCCGTCGATGTTCTGGTTGAGGTGACCGCACTGCCATTCGCTCGAATGTGCCGTAGCGAAGCGTCGCTTCTGTTCGAGGCCAAAGCGCTCCGAGAAGTCCTTGAAGATCGGCATGTAGAGGGGTTCGTGACGGACCTGATAGCTGTTCTTGCCGATTGATTTACAGAACGCTCGGAACGCCTCCGCGAAACCATCCGGAAGAGTCCAGCAACGCGTCGTGAAGCCGATCACCTCGTTCGCAATGCCCAGCTTGTCCAGCACTTGCGAGAAAGCCCACGCGGACTCGACGGCCAGTTGGAAGGAGGAGCCTTTCATCGAACCGGAGGCGTCAACCACCAGAGAGACGGCGACGTCTTTCGTATTGCTCACCTGACGGCGGAAGAACACGCGGTCGTCGTTGATTTCGAGGCGGTGAAGCGAAGAGACGTTCACGCGGCCGGAGCGTTGACCCGGAGTCTTCACAGACTGCGAGCGAGCCGTGATGATGCGCTGCAAGTCCTTCTGCATCGTGGCAGAAACCTTCTGGACCCGCTGTTCGATCTTATCGACATCGACGTGTGGGTCGATCTCGATCTTTTCGATCAGGTCATAGTCGCGGGTGAACTCGACGAACTTCTCTTTCGAGAACATGCCGACTGCCATCTTGGAGATGATCTCGGACATTGCCCCGTCCATGTCACCGATCTCGCCCATCTCAGCGAACGCTTCTGCGATAGCGTCTGAAACGGTTTCGCCGTCGTCACCGGGGTCGTCCTTTTCACCGTCTTCTTCGTCGCCGTCACCATCGCTCGGAGCCGACTTCGCGTCGGACTTTTCGTCACTGTCAGGGGCTTCGACGCCGATATCCGCGTCGTCAGCTTCAGCGTCCGCTGCCTCTTCGTCGCTGTCGCCGTCCTCGTCTTCTTCTTCCTCGCCTTCGCGGTGATCTTCGCCTTCCTCGTCTTCGATACCAGCGCCGTCTTCACCTTCTTCCCACGCGGAGAGCTGGTCATCGAGCCGACGCTCTGCGTCGAAGTGGGCCTTCAGAGCGGGGTCGGACGCGATCAGACGATTAACATCCTCGCGAACTGCCTCTGGCCATCGACCTGAGTGCGTCCCGAGTGCATCGATCAGGTCGTAAACTTCATTCGCGATCATGACTTAACCTCTACCCATCAACTTCTTCAGAGCACGACGGCCCGTTCGCATGGTATTCGCGACTTCAACTTGCGAAATACCCATAGTCTCCGAGACCGCTCGGACCGTCTTTCTCTTATTGTTATACAGAAAGAGAGCGCGACGTTGTGCGGGATCGAGCTTTTTCATCGCTTGGGTGAGCGACATACTCTTTTTGCCAGACTCTTTGCTATCCGAGTCTTCATCTCCGTCGTCATCGTCCGACTCGTCGTCGCCGTCATCCTCTTCGTCACCTTCTTCCTCGGACGGCTCTTCCTCTTCAGACCCCTCCGGAGTTTCATCCGGGGTATCGTCTTCGTCGCCGAACGGAGGAGGTTCCGCCTCGTCCTCTGACGAAGCGGTGTCGTCTTCTGGGGTGTCATCCTCCGGGGGAGGGGTACCACCGGAGGCCTCACCTTCACCGCCACCAGCTTCTTCAGGGGGAGGGGGCTCCTCTTCCTTCTTAGGCGGCGACATTGCGACCATGAATTCATACGCGAGGTCGCCCGCATCCTTCGACGACTTCATCGCCTTCAGACGATCAGCGAACGAGGGGAAGGCCACTTCGATCATCTGGAACGTGGGCCAGAGGTCATGCTTTTCCATGAAGTTGGCCGCGTCGGTGTCACCAGCGCTCGCACGCATCCAAGGCATCATGCTCGAATAGATGATGGCCAGAGTGCGCTCGTGACCTTCCGGCTTGCTCATCGCCTTGTTCAGCGACGGAGTGACGGACTTTTCGAGGACGAAGTTCAGGGACTTGGAGAAGTTCGCGGCCGAACCTCGGAACTCGCGAGCCATTTCGCGTTCGATCCGAATGTCTTCGATCCCGTTCGCGATACCCTTCGCCGCTTCGTAGTTCAGACCCTCGTCGCGAGCCCGCAGAGGACCCTTCTGACAGTCGACGAAGTTCGTATAGAGGACGTGCGCCACCTCGTGATCGAGGAAGCCCTGAAGCGCGAAGAGAAACTCTTCGGGAGGGTTATCAGGAATGGCAGGGAGGTTGACGTACTGGACGCTACCGTCCTTGGCATAAGCGACGTGGGGCTTCGCGCCCTGCTGCCGGATTTCGACCTTGTTGCGAGACAGGAGCTTCGCGGTCTTCGTGACGGCGTCGCGCACTCTTTGAGTGCTAAGGATCGAGGACATTTCGTTGCGTGCTCCATATTCACAGCGGATTGTGAATATATATCTGGAGCACGCAACGATGTCACGCGGGAATGTTATTACTCAGCGGTGGCTTTTGCGAGCGTCTTCGGAACCTTGAGGACAGGACGGCCTTCGCTCTTGTCGGCCTTGCCCACTTCGCGACGAGCTTCGACGTCTTCGACCTCGTCAACGGTCATCGAGCGGGTGTAGCCGCGCCGTGCGAACTTGCGGCGGTCACCACCTTCACCATTGAAGAGGTCTTCGACGGTCGTGAGGGGCTTGTACGGGCCTTGCGGGGTGGTGATCGGAGTAGCGAAGAGAGCCTCCAGACCAGCGCGTTGCTCGGCCGTGAGGGGCATGGAGTTTCCACGCCTCGCTTCACGAATGATAGCGATGGCTTCCCATTCCTCGGAGGTTGTCAGTCGGGTGAAGATTTCGACGATCTCATCGAAGCGATCAACCTTCGCATCCTTCTTCACGTACTGATCGACGTAGAGGGCAAGCGCGTAGCCGGGGTCCACTTTCGTCAGGTCCGCGAGGGCCATGACGTTGTCGAGGGTGAACTTGGTCTTCCCCGCTTTCCACATCGAAACGATATTCGGTCGAGCGTAGCCAAGGTCGGCTGCGATCTCGTTGTAAGTCCTGTCGGCGGGGAGATGGTCAATCAAGAACTGAGCCATTGCAGAGCCCGGACCCGTAGGGCGCGAGGATGCGTCCGGTGCCTTACCGGGGCGGACTTTCGTTTCAGTGGTAGCGGTCATGTTCGTTAGCCTTTGGGTTTGCCCCGAGTTTTCCCCGAGTGCGTTGTTGGGATGCAGTCCGATTAAGCTTTGCATCAGGGCTGGTTTTATCCAACCCTTCTCATTCCGGTGTGACTACCGGTGTGAGTTTTCTAATCTGCTAGATCGCTATCTATGTCAAGCGTGATTGTGATTGTTTTCACAGATAACCAACTTCCCAATCGGTCTGACAGTTAGAAGAGTTAAATACATATAGTTAGAATAAGATACGGTCCGGATAACTATTTGATTCAGATGCGGAAATCGACGGTTTTGGTTCCCAGTTTCACGTGGATGTGTTCCTGATTTCACGCATGATGGGTTCCCGGTTTCACGCGCTTCGGTTCCCGATTTCACGTGGACGAAGCCAAGGGTGTTCCCGATTTCGCGGGTCAGGCCCGAAAGTGTTCCTGATTTCACGTGGGCGGGCCTGAAGGTGTTCCCGATTTCACGCGCTTGAGGGTCGAGCCCCCTGATTCTACGAGCCAGATGCGTCTGAAGGCCCGTTTTGTTCGCTCTTTATTCGCCTTTTGACCCCAGACCACGTGAAATCAGGAACACTTTCCGTCGTCGAAGCGCGTGAAATAGGGAACGGGCACGTGAGATCGGGAACAACCACGTGAAATCAGGAACATGGTGAGCCGCCGAACCACGTGAAATCGGGAACGGCCACGTGAAATCAGGAACAACCCACGTGAAATCGGGAACGCCAAACTGGGCGTCGCGGATTTAAGAGCCGGAGGTCAGATCGATGTCCGCGATGGGGATGTCTGTCCCGCGCTGGAAGACATAGAGGTAGGACGGCTTACCGGAGCCCTTCAAAGGCTCTGTCACGACGCCCTGAGACGGCAAGCGACTGTCTGTCGTCAGACGCAGCGTCCAATCTGAGAATGGATCGCGCTCGACCATTGCTCTGACCTCAAACATAAACCGTCTAAAGGGAGCGTCCGAGCCAGTTCTTGAGTAAAGCTTTTCGAGGCCGATATGCCACGACGACTTGCTGCCGATATGACGGCTGATGATTTGGTGAATAGCTTTTTCAAGGCCCTTGGTCAGGGCGAAGTAATCTTTCTTGAAAGACAAAAAAGCTCGCTCAGTCACCACCAAATCGTAGAACCAAGGAGCCAAGACCATCGTTATGCGCGACGGCATCCCGTTTGGGGCCTTGTGAATGACATACTGGCTGATCCAGCTAAACTCGCTATCCGTCTTTCTGCTGGAGGTGTAAAATTTACACCCCGACAAACGAGCCAGCGTCATGCGCAATGACTCATACTCTGTCCCTCCGGGGCGTTTCCCCATAGCAAGGAGACAATCGCGGGCGGAAAAGTCCAAGTATTGAGATGTCGGTAGACCCTTGTTGAGAGCGTCAACAAGTACGGTCACGGCATAGATCAGCAAATCACGGTCGTTGATCGTTGGACAGCCATGTTCGTTCGGTGACTTTCGGATAAATCCGAGTGAGCCGTCATCGAGTATGAATTCTCTTTGTTGAGGCCCCATGCTCGGAACCTTGGATAGACCAAAGTACGGCGTCGTCATGATATCGATTGCGTTCCGGAATGACTGCTTATCGCGAAGCGACGTCGCGGTCATAAACGGAAGATCGAGTTGTGCGGGTAGGGCCATGTGCGACTCGCGGGATTGCGCTAACTGTGCAGGACACCTCACGCGCGGTCAAAGATTCACAGGAAACGGTTAACAGATTCCTAATGAAGACCCTCAAGCCGTTGTTATTCAACGGGTTGGCGTTTTGGTTCTTCCGATAATCCCTATTAGACGAGAAATGTTCATAGCAAAAGGGCGTCTCGAAAGAGACGCCCTTCTTTAATCAGATGCCCCCCCACGAACTGAGTACGGGCGTGGGGGTCTAGACGGCCAGAAGCGCCTGCATGTCCTGAGAAATGTGTGTGGCAATATAGGCCGCACCGTCCCCCGTACCGTGGCCTGAAAGCGTCCTCGATTTCAGGATGTCGTTTTTCCCACTGGTCGGCGCGGCCACGTCACCAGTCCCCATGAGCCATTTTTGGCCCCCGAGCCCGGTCGTGTAGGGGTCAATGAACGGCACGGACCCGTTGATCTTTGGCAGAAGATCAGCGCCCGCCTTGTAAGCCGCATTGCGCGACAGGTTAGCGGCAGTGATCACCACTCCATCGCTGGGGGCAAACTCGCCAACCGGCCCAGAGAATATCGGGATGGCCGTTGGAAAGCGCTCGATGATGCCTTGTGCAACGCGGATAGCGGCAGCTTCAACCTGTGCATCGCTGGCCGATCCGTCGTTACCCGATCCCGGCATGAACAGGATGAACGGTAGGGAGTTACCCGCCAAGTCCTTGGGGATGTTTGGCTTCACGTCGCCTTCATAGGGGCCGTAATAGGTGATGCTTCCGGTAAGGCTTCCGGTATTGAAAGCTATCGTCGCGCCCGTGAGGTTGCGAGCTAGGAATATGTGAGGGGTGTTGTAGTCGCCGCGAGCCACCGCGAAGTTGCCGACGCCAGACACATTTGACAGGGCGTTCAGAGCGGTCTCGATGGTGGTTCGGGTGGCGTTATAGGCTAGAGCCGTCGTCGTCTGGGTATCGGCCCCGACCGTAACGCTTATCTTGAAGGTGCCCGCCGTTCCGGCCAAGGTGTACCGCCATGCCTCCGGGGCCGGGCAGATACGATCCTCAAAATTCAGGCGGTTGCTGGAGCCTGACCCGGTGAGCGGATTGCAAAGGCCAGTGCCGCCAGAGCCAAGGTTGTAGGCCTGCGCTCCGAGGCCCCTTGCGACGCTCTCGATAAGAGTTTTCTTCCCCTGAGACGGGGCGTAAGCGCCCTCCCAATGGCTGTCGCCAACAACCAAAAGCGGCAGCGTTCCGAGGCCAGGCGCGGGTGAGAGCGTGTCATATGGGCCGATGACGGTCCCACAGAAAATGCCCGACACGACCGTGATCTTACGGACTTCGCGCGTTGACCAAGCGAGGTTGAGGTAGCGGACGTTTCCAGCGGTCCCGGCGATGGTGGCGGTCGGGCAGGTGTGAACCTCATAGGTCGTTGTGGCGTCGGGCGGCGTCGTCCAGGCGGTCGATACCGTGGCGACCTTGGTTGAGCCGACGTAGGACGCAATTTCCCGCACCTCACCAAGGACGCCGGTCCCACCTGTGATCTTGGCGAAATACTGGTTGTAGAAATTATCAACGGCGCTGGCCCCTGACGCCAGAGTGATCGTTGAAGCACCCCCCGCCTGTGCGGTGCCAGCCTGCAACGGCCCTGTCTCAAAAACACCGATGAACTTGTCATCGACATAGAGCGACCAGCGCGATGCCAGAAGGTAGAGGATGATGTCGAGAGATGCGCCGGTGTGGTAAAACGACGCCGTAAGTGACCCGGCCCCAAGCGTTGTCGACACGGCCAAGGCCGAGTTTACATAGTCATAAGTGGATGCCGTGGGGCCTGCCTGATTGACCATCTCTGGCGCAATGCCGCAGTAATTATACAGCGTGCTTTTTGCGCCAAGAGTGCGGTTCCACGCGTAATTCGTGACCCCTCCAACCATAGCTGAAGCGCCATAGGTGATTGTAGGAGCGGCGGATTGGGTATCCTTGATTGAGCCCTGACCGGCGCGAGCGAAGGACAGCTCGTTCTTGAACCCAACGCCGCCGTTGGTGATGACTTCGGAGATGTCCATTAGGCTGCGATCCTTGCCCAGACAGGCTGACGAACGCCCTGCGCATTTAGGGCGGTGACGGTTTCACGGGAGCCTTGCGCGTTGAGGGCGGTGACCACTTCAAAGCCAGCAGGAGCCCCCCCACCCGTGGGTTGGGTGAGGGGGCTTGCAAACCCTTTGGAGACCGGGCGATAGAACCCAGCGCCAATCATTGGTCGAAGGAAACCACAGGTGTGCCGGACGTGAGCGTCTTCGCGACAGCACGGTACTCCGCGCCCTGCACAGACGGTTCACTGAAGGCGTAAACACCCGGCTTAGTCAGTTCGACGGGGGTGCCAGCCGTGTCCAGCATGACGGGAAGGAAATCGGTCACATCGGTCGAGCCGTAGAGGCGGCGCTCGATGATGATGGTGCCTACGAAAGCGCCCTTCAAAAGGATCAGGAAGTCGCCGTTGAGCAGAACCCCGGCAGAGGCTTGAGCGACGGCGGTGAACGTCCGCCCTTGGGTATTGATGTCAGTTTGAGCCACAGTGACACTCCTATTCGACCGCCATTATATAACAGTCACCAGAGAATGTCATTATATCAAGCCGAAGAACTTGTTCCCCGCGTATCCACTGGACGCTTCGACTCTTTCTACTACGGCTTTAGCTTCGAGAGCCTTGTCGGACACGAGGCGGGTGCGAGCTAGATGCTCCCCCTTTCTGGTCAGGCGAACGCAGCCACGAAACTGGTCCTCGACGGGTTCTGCCAGTTCAACCAGATTGGCGTCGCAAAGATCGAGCCAACCACGGGCATAACCACTCACAGATGCAGCAAGGGTCCATTCGAGCGGAGGGACTCCGTCCGCCGTCGTGCTGATCAGCAGCTTGTCGAGGAGGTTCAGCGGGAGAGTAGGGTCCACTAGATCAGGCCGTACAGCTTGTTCCCTAGATAGGGATTGGCGGGCTTCTCGATCTCCGGGGTTTCAGGCGCGGTGCGAATGCCGACCGGCAGATCGTCCACCTCCCCGACCAGCTTCAGGAAGACGATCTTGGCGTCCAGCGAGGTCGAGTGGTGCTGGCGGAAGACTGCCTCCCAAAGATCGACCGCGTTCGTGATGGTCGTCTCATTGGTGGTCGTGTTGGCCTTGTCATAGCCCGCGTTCTTCAGGTTGAAGAAGGCTGTGCTTTTGTAGCCCTTCAAAGCTTCGAGGTTGTCGTTCGACTTCAGCAGAGCCGGTCCGCGCGTGCCGCGATCTCCAGCCAAAGCGACGAAGTCTTTGGTCGAAAGGATGTGGATCGCCTTATCGGTCCGGACCGCGTGCCCGGTGCCGCGATAGGTCAGAACCTTCACATTACAGGGCGCGTTGCCTCGATAAGCGGCTTCCCAAGCTTTCTGGATATCCATGGTGTCTCCTACATTCCGACGTGACTGTTAAAGGATGCTATCGAGGTCGTCAAGACCTCTGAGCTTCTTTGGCTTGTATGGGTTGCGAAGCCTATACTTCGCCAAGTTCAGAGGCGTAACCCGGAAGGCGTTCTTCCACGCGTTGTAGACCTCGATCTGGTCGGCTTCGTCAGGGTCCCTGTCTTGCGGGAGCATGGCGATCCATACCTCCAGCCCGAGACGTTTGGTGAGAACCTCCGCTGCGGACAGTGCCCCGGCGAAAGCTTCCCTCTCCCCGTCCCACATGATCGTCACGCGCTTGAGGCCCTGTTTCTTGAGGGTCATGAAGCAAGACAGTTGGTCTGGCGTTCCGTCTGGGGAGATCGAGAGGTGCTTACCGAACGTCCCGACCGGAACGATACCGCGCATGTCTTCGAAGGTGTCGATCACCCGCTTGACCGCCGCGACGTCGAACGGCCCTTCGTTGACGATCACCTCGCGCGCAGCCATCGCGGACGCGTTCTGGCCGTTGTAGAGGTACCGTCCCGTTCCCGGCAGGGTCGCAGGGAACAGGTAGCGGGTCTCTGACTCTCCGGTGACGTCACGGGCTTGGAAGGTCACCAGACGACCGTTGAGGTCGAACACGGGGATGATGATCCGCTCTGAGCAGTTCTGCCCTCCCCGGCTTCCGTCAGCCTTCGTGTAGCGATGCCAGCCGCTCAGACAGTACCGTAGATGGAAGTAGGCCGAGTATTCAGCCGTGATGCCGCGTCGCTCCAGATAGAGCGCGTTCTGCCCGTCACGCGTTGGAAGTTCGAGGCTCTCCGGAAGTTCCAGATCAATCTCGACGTCCGCCGTGACGATCCTGCGCTTCTTGACGACCGTGTAGCCGAGCGAGCGCTTGACCTCGACGATGTGATCAGAGAGCGCCCTCTTCGTCAGCCCCGTATGGGCCGCGATGAACTTCCACTTGTTGAAGCCTTGGTCGCAG